CCTTGTATGAAATCTGGATGCTCTTTTGAACTTCGTTTGCCATGGTTTACACCTTCTTCATGAGGTCATCAGCAAGTGCTTTGACAACCTTGTTTGCAGTTTTTCTGTGTGGTTTCACCAGTGTTTCATCAGCAACCCTTTTTCCTTGGGGTCTAATGATGTCTTGACTTCTCCAGTTCTCAGAATCAACACCGTACTTGATAACATAGGAATATGGTGCAGTGTTCTTCAAGAAGACAATCACTTTACCATGTGCATCCACCTTGATACCGCGCTTGAACTTCTTATAACTGCCCTTTGAAACTTTGAATGTGCTGGTGACATCCCCTTCTTTGTTTCTTCTGATGATGGGTTGTCTTTTTGGCCAGTCCAGTTTGGCTTCTTTTTCAATCCGCTTGAGTTCTGTATCCATAATGGCTTCAGCACCAGGTGCAACCAGCTTCAAGAAGCCCATGAACATTTGAGTCATGTCTTCTTGAACTGTTACAGTTGCATTGCCACTTGAATACTTCTTCATTTTATCCCATCCGTTTCTTTATCATTGCTTCCATTCTAGCCCTTTTTATGGCTTCTTGTCTAGCATGTTTGTCTTCTGGAGATTCGCAATGAAGTCTATATTCTGCAACCACTTTCACTTTTGTCGATGGGTCTAGGGCATAAAACCAGTTTGGTTCTTGATTCCAGCGCATTGCAATCCGCATAACCATCAAGTCAAACGCACCCCACCGACTTATGAAAAATTTGCTGTGTCCTCAACTTCTTGCTCAGTGGGTATGACTTTCATCATCTCCACCAACACTGCAGAACCTTGTTCATATATCTGCCCAGGAGTCAGCCCAGCATCCAACAATCTGTCCAAGCACTTGAATCCAAATACAATTGGGTCACCACTTGCAACTGGATATGCTGGAAGACATTTGGAGTGATCAACACCAACTGCAATTGCAGCTGCACACAGTCTTCCTAACTGGGCGCGGTTTGGTTCAGAACCCCATATGCTGACAAAGTCAAGACAAACAGCAATGGATTTGGGCAGAACAACTTCATGTTCTCCAAGTTTCTTCAAATCAACTTTCATTCAGTACCTCACATTTTATGAAAGATGGGCTATCCACCGGACAGCCCTAAGTTTTTGTAAATTATACAGGACCTGTAACAGTTGACCCACCGTAACAAGTGAAATTCAACGTGAATGCACTGGGGTCACCTTCTGCAAAGTCCAAAGTGCAAACACACTTGGAAAGAACAACAGTATGGTCTGCATCATCACCAAAGTCTGTTCCTTCTGCTTTGTACTCAATGTCAACACAGTAATGTTCAACATATGGAGTGCCAACAGTACCAGTTGAAACATTTCCATTGTAGAAACCAGACTGATTGATGAAGTCGCGGATTGAACCAGCTTCACCAGCATCTGTGAACTGTCTGAAGTGAAATGCAAATGAACCAGTGATTGCTTGCTCATCTTGCTTGCGGATTGCAGAAAAATTTCCGCGGTCCATCACTACCAGTTCAGAAAACTGCTGTGGTTGTGAGAATGAAAAGTTTCCATCTTCGAATGCAACATCAAGAGTGACTGGTGTTCCAGTTCCATCTTTTAATGTTATAACGCCATCGCGCTTTGTCTTTGGTACAACTGAATAAGCCATAGTGAATATCCTAATTTAGTGTGTGTAGGGTGGTAAAATCAATAGTAATTATAATGTATTCTTGGGACTCTGTCACTTCACGAGTTGACCCATTATATCTGATTGTGAAGGCATTCTTTGGTGAAATATATGCAGTCAATATGTCTGCAATGATTTGCTGTTCAGTATCCAAGGCCAAATCATAATCTGTGGGGTATATGTCCAAAGGCCTCAACCGATATGAGAAGATGACTTGGACAGGAGTGTTGATATAAACACCAACAGAACTGCGCTGTCTTTCTTCCATTGCTGTGCTGTTTGACAGTCCCACTGTGAATGCTAGATGTGCAACAGTGTTTTCAGTCCTTCCAAAGTAGTCTGGACTGTGTTTGGACATCTTGAATCCACTGATGTTTGCAACCTTCTCTGCAATTGCTTGTCTGACTGTACTGAGATTCATCTTCTTCTGTACCTTCTGCGATAGTTAGAACCAGGCTGGCAAGTGTAGATGACTGGCTGCTTTGCTTTGCGGTTGTTTGGTTGGTCACTCTGTCCATCGTGGTCATAGTCATAGACAAAGTTGATTTGTTTCCACTCATATGTGTATTGTTTGAAATGCTCACTTGCTAGGTCTAAATATCGACCATTGGACTGACCCAGTGAACTGTGGAAATCTCTGAAGATGTAATACAGTGTCAAGTTCTGGTGTGCTGCTCTGAATGCTTCTGCACTCATCACCAAGTATTCAAGTCCACCGCCTTCTGTTCTCATCTTCTGAATCATTGCATACCAAGCTTCATCAATGTATGACTGGTATGAAGTCAAGTTGCTTGGTCTGATGTCTGCAAGTTGTGAATATGTGCTGGTCAAATCTCCATCACTTACCACTGGGTACAATCTGCGCTTCACAACAGCTGCACTGCGCCTGAAGTTATAGACACCAGTTGAAAATGTGATTTCCCAAGATTGCAAATACCCTTCACCCAGTTGCAAACTGTCTGCCAGATTGGATGCTGAATGTGTGTATTGTGAAATGTTGGCTGGAAATGTTCCTGCTGCTTCATCAACAATCTTTGTTCCATTGGGTGCTGTTAGACTGTAGCGCACATCTGTTGGAACTACCAATGCACCATCACGATAAACTGGAAGTGTGGTCAACTGTGATTTTCCACGTTCCAAAAGTTCAGGAATCTTGATTTGTGGTGCATATGGTGTTGAATTGCTCATTATGTGAAATCTCCATATATTTCAAGACCCTGTTTGTTATATCTTGTAACAAAGTCTTTCATGTCCTTGACTTTACCACGCAATTCATCCAGTTGCTCTTTCTTTTCCGGAAGATGTTGCTGCTTGATAAGAATCTCAATTTGTCTGCTGCGTTCCAGTTCATGAATGGCCAGCTGCCAAAAGTGCGGTTCAGGATTTCCCAAGATGTTTGAGCGCATCAGATTGACAGACCACAGTTGAAAAGCATCCAAATCCATGTTTTCAATCAGTCTGTTGGCCACCACTTTGATTTTCATCCACTTTGGAACATGATAACGACCACCACGCACTGGATAAACGTGCATATAGTCATATTTTTGTGGGTCAAGATATATCCAACCTTGTTGCTGGAGTTGTCCAATACGAGAACCAGGATTTCCCAGTTCACCATGGATTTGATGAATGCCATTCACCCCAGGCATGACACGTTCCATTCTGAGATGTGGAACAAAGAAACCTTTCTTCACTGTAGCTGTCTTCTTGCCAGTTGTCTGTTCTACATCTCTGTAGACAAATTGCCAGTTGGTCGGATGCCACTTGTAATAAAAAGGGTGATTGGGTCGTGCAGGCAACACATTGGTTGTCTGCTGGGTCATTGGTTGCCATTGTTGTGGTTTGATTTCCATGTTTGTACCTCATTGGAAAAAGGGTGGCAGCCATGGAAGACCACCACCCAAGTTTGTGCAGATTATACTGCTGAAATAAGAGTAACACCGCGGAAATCATCAATGATTGACATTCCCAAGTAAGCATGTCCTACCACACTTGTGATAGCCTTTAGACTGTCGCGGTCCATTTCCACAGAAACTTCACCCATTTCCATGGCTTCATTTGCACCGACAGGTGAAGGCATTCCAGTAGCGAATCCCAAAGCACCAGGGGCAAAGATAGCACCAGCATGGTCAGTTGAATCATCAGTGATGTATGAAGATGTGTAGATTTCAACACCCATGAAGTTACCTTTGTAGTGTGAACCTTTTGCACTGATTGCTTCATAAGATGCAGCAACAAATTGCAAGATTCCAGTGGTCTGAGCAAGAATGTTGTCTTGCAGGTCAGCCCATTGTTTTGGATGCAACAAAGCAACGTATGGTCCAGGAGCACCTTTTCCAGAGTCAGCTTTTTCCAAGTGTTGGATTGCAGCCAAGAAAACAGCAATTGTCAAATCAGCACCTGTAGAACCTTTGGTGGTTGTGAAACCAGCAACAGCTGCACCAGTGATGTTTGCAAATAATGCTTCATAAGAGTTTGCAATACTTTCAGCAATGCGAAATGGGTCAATGTCGCCTGAGTTCAAACCAGTC